ACAAAATATATATTTAGTACGCTCTCTCTCAGTTTGGAGATTGGACTACTCCAATAGATGCTTAAGTCATCACACGTATGCGTGGCAAGTGATGGGGACTGCGTAGCGTGATGTGCGTGCCCCCCACTTATCCCCCCCCAGAAAAAATTTAGTGTGTTAGCTATTGTTTTTTTCTAGGGAATATACATATAATATTTTCCAGGAGAATACACATGAAGACTTGTACACGATGTGGGGTTAGCAAAGATGAATCGCTATTTGGGGCTAATAAAGCCTCTGAAGACGGATTGCATTACAGGTGCAAAGAATGTGCGTCCGCTTACCAAAAAGAGCGTAGAGAGCGTTTAAATGCGTCTAGACCGTCCGGATGGAAAGAGAAGTCCAAGGACAAAGCAAAGTACATGAAGCAGTGGAAGGCTGACAATCCTGGCTACATGACCGCCAAGAAACGTGAGTGGTGGCAAAAGCATAAAGACAGGATGAAGGTCAAAGACGCTGTTCGGTATGCAATAAAGACAGGGAAGCTAATTAAAACTCCCTGCCATATTTGCGGTGAAGTTCAGGTAGAAGGTCATCATCCTGATTACTCTCGTCCTCTAGATGTTGTTTGGCTATGCCGTAAACATCACAACGAAGTTCATCACTCATAAAAAAATTTATATATCCGTCAGGCGGTCTAGGGTTATCGTATCGAGTAGGTTGATAGCGTGTGCTGCTGAGTAGACTATACGGGTGGGTATACGTGCCCATACGTTATAGGTAGTCCACATAGGACCTGTATCTACGCCTTGTATACGGTTGACTGACTTTGCTAGGCTACCGATGTCTGACACTGACATACCCAGTTCTAGTGTGCTCTGACATAGGTTGGTGGGGTAGGTGGTGATGACGGTAGAGCCTTCATCTAGGTACTTCTTGGTGAGTCTCTCAAAGAACCAAGGGTTGTAGTCTGGGAGCTGGTTAGACATGGGGACAGAGTTGACGATGAGGACATCGTAGTTTGGGTACTTCTTTTTGTTCAGCTCTGGGTAGTCAAAGAGGAAAGAGTCTGGGGTCTGCATAGGGTTCATCACGCCTAGCTTGTTAGACAGATAACTAAACCAGTCTAGGTGAAAGGCTACCCAGTTCTTATTTAACGGACTACGGTAGAAGTAGCCGTCTGCGCCTATCCAAGCGTTGATAGAGTCACCTCTGTGGGGTAGGTCTTGTAGGGTAATGGGTGCGTCCTCGCAGATGGGTAGGAGCTGGGAGTGGTATTCCTGTTTACAGTAGTGGATACATTCGATACTTGTATCCTCCTGACAAACCTTACGTAAGAAGTTCAAGTGATGGAGCTGGTCGCCCAAGTGGTATTCGTTGAAGGTCTTGATTAACATTTGACTGTCCTTTAGATTATGGTATTATCAGATTATAGGTAGAGGTGATTATATGGAGATATTAGAGATAGAAAAGGGTACGTTACTACCTAGCCCACGGGTGGTGTACGCATATCCGTACGAGAGCATGGAAGTGGGGGATAGTTTTACTGTACCTGTAAGTGCGAGAGCAAAGGTGCTCAATGCCAACTACAGGGCATCTAAGAGGTTAGGGTTTAAGTTTTCTAGCAAGTCTGAGGGTGATAACTTGCGAGTGTGGAGAGTGGCGTGAACAAAATGAAAAACAGGTTTGGGTCTAGTTACTGGATAAAAATGGCAGAGCGTTGTTATTACTGGCATCAATATGAGCTTTGTCACTGCTGGAATAAAAATGGACCAAGCATGAGGTGGGAGAAGTTAATGTATTTTTATCTGTTTAAGCATTACGGATACGAGGAGTGAGATGATAGAGTTACTGTGGATGAACGAGGATGAGCTTAGAGAGCACTGCCATTTGTTGGTAGAGGCTCTGCTTGTCTCTGAGCACCACAGGGTAGAACTGGTTAACAACATGGGGAAAGCGTTAGCGTATGGATACAACAGAGGATATGCAGATGCGTCTGTACAACTCAAGATTGAGGCTCAAGAAAGAAATGCAGAGGGCTTTATCCTGCATTAGTCCTGGGTCTAAACGGTACTTGGCAAAAGAGTGGAAAGAGAAATATTCTGACGTTGTTTATAACGAACTTATCAGATGTGCCAAAAATAGAAAAGCAGCAGAAGCAATATCAAACTGGAATATAGAGGAGATGAAATAATGGCAACAGAATCCGTAGTACCACCCGTACAAGATAATGATGTAATGGGTCAAATGATGTTTCAGAAAGCTCAACAACAATATCCATATCTTGCTGACAAAGAAATACCTTTTGTATACACCCCTGTAGAAGGGTCTAAGAATTTGCTAGAAGTTTGGAAACAAGGTGAGGAAGGAGAGCCTGGTTATTTAAGACCTCCACAGATACCTTTAAATCAAACTGGTTTGCAAGTGTTTACGCCAGAAGGAGGTACACCTTTAAACATCCTGGGTGACTACGTGAGTCACTACGCAGTTGAGAATGACCCTAAGTTAGCTGCTCTTTATCAACAGTTTCAAAACTCATTGTCTCCTGAGTTTATGCAAGACAGATACAAATATCATCAAGAAAACCTTGGTGAAGATAGACCCTACGAAAAGTGGTATCAAATGACTGGCTTGCCAGAAATATTTAGAGGTTACACCTTTAATCAGTTTGGCTCACCTGAAGAAGGCAAGCAAATGTACAACGCACAGCAGCTTCAAATCCTTGACCAGGTTCGTAACTATTTAGGCATTAAATGATAAGTAGAAAACTAACGGCAGCAGTCGTCACAGTAACAAAAGGTAGACCTGAGCTAGACAAGTGTATAGCCTCTATACAAGCTCAAACCTACCCTGTCCAGCACTACCTACTGTACGACAACGGTATGCTCCCCAAGCTCCTCCTGCAAAAGAATCAACACGTCTGTGTATTCCCAACAGGCATAGCCCATCCTGACAAAGATGGACGCAGATGGTTAGCAGCTGTACCTCACCTGATTAACGAAGACGTAGTGTTCTTCTGTAATGATGATGACTGGTTTGACCCTGACCATGTAGAGTCACTCATGGACATTATTAAGCGGGGTAACGACTGGGCGTATGCCCTGCGTAAGATACATGACAAGGACGGTAACTTCCTGTTCAACGACAGATGTGAAGCTCTTGGTGACCTCCACGAGGACTGGAACAACAAAGGATGTAACTTTGTAGACTGGTGTATGTGGGGTATGCGTACAGAGAAGTTAAAGGGTATCTCTGCTATTTTGGGTATGCCTGGCTTTGGTTCTGACCGTGAGTTCTACAGAGTAGCTAAACAAATGTTCCCTAAGTACCAAACAACTAAGAAACACAGCTTTAACTTTAGACTGGGTGGTAACCCTGGCTCTGTAACAAAAGAGTTCTTTGATGCTGGTCACAAGTTTATGAAAGACAAGTACGGTGAGACGATGCCCTGGGAGGCGTAATGGATTTTGATTTACAAAAGTTCTACAAGTTCTGTGCCGAGCTAAAGATTGAGACTAAGGAAGAAGGTCTTAAAAAAATGGGTAAGCTCTTGGGGACACAGACTTACGTCATGGAAGAAATAGATAAGGGACTGAAAGATGACGTTCACTTCTTTGTTATTCTCAAGGGTCGTCAGCTTGGTATTACTACTGTTAGCCTTGCTCTTGACCTTTATTGGCAATTTACTCATCCTGGTTGGCAGGGAACATTGGTTTCAGACACCGAAGAAAACAGGGATATGTTTAGGTCTACCCTGGGAATGTACATTGACGGATTACCAAAAGAGTACAAAATTCCATTGGTTGCCCACAATAGAAACCAGATGGTTCTTAAGAATAGAAGCCGAATCTTTTATCAAATTGCGGGAAACAAAAGTCGATTGGGGCAAGGTAAAGCTATCACTTACTTGCACGCTACTGAGACAGCCTCTTGGGGGAACGATGAAGGATTGGCATCCCTTATAGCATCTCTTGCAGAAAAGAATCCTCAGCGTCTGTACATCTTTGAATCCACCGCACAGGGATTCAATATGTTCCACGATATGTATAAGACTGCCAAACGTGCCCGTACACAACGTGCAATCTTTTGCGGATGGTGGCGTAACGAGTATTACTCTGTTCACCAAGACTCCAAAGAGTACAAAGTCTACTGGGATGGCAAGCTCAAGCCTGATGAGAAAGAATGGGT